GTTACGAGTCAACAAAAAAGCCACTTTAATTAGTGGCTTTTTTGTGGGTGTTAGATTAACTCAACTTCCAATATGTTGTTGGTTTGCCTTGATATTTTGTAAGGTCGGCATCGGGTAAAAGGTCTTTAATCGCTTTGGCGTAACTGATTGCACCATCACGTTTTACCTGTGTTAATTTGCGGCCATTGATGATTGCGTTTTTATTGTTAGCAATCTTGGCCAATTCGACAATAATCTCTTTTTGGCGTTGCGTTGCATTGTCGATTGTTTCGCCAAGTTGGTCATACTCTGACAATAACGCGGTAGCTTGTTTAGATTCAATCGTTTTTACTAGGTCATTTAGATGTTCTGGGTTGTCAATCTCTGACAAAAAACAGTTATAAAAAGCTAATAGCTTGATGATGGCATCATCGAACCACTCTTGATTAAACGTGACAATCTCTAATGAGTCGCCGTATTTATTCCATTGATAAAAGTGAGCTTGTTTAATGCCAGTACAGGCCATTTCAATTTGTACTTGTGCGTAGTAGTGCGGTTGTTGTTCTAAAGACTTAAACTCAGGTAATAGGTCGTTTCGTAACCCAAACGGACATTTTACTTCAAGAATATACTTTTGGTCATTTAGGTTTGTTGCAATACCATCAGGGGACGCGCCAAGCCACTCATGCTCAGGATGCACAATAAAGCCGACTTCATCAATAACATTGCCAGTCTTATTTATATAATCCATGATTGCAATTGGTTCGTGTAATGTGCCGTACTCGGTAGCAATATTGCCGTTAAACTCCGACTCCGCACCATGCCATAAACGCACTAAACGTCTGATAAGTGCATCGGGGGTCATGTACGGATTAACGCCTAAAGCAGCACCTACTACACTGCCAGTAATGCGCCCTTTGCGTTGTTTGAACCATTCTGGTGTGCGTTGTTGAGGTTGTTGTGTTGTCATTGACTTTCTCCTATGCGCCCACATTGGGGCGCGTTTTTGGTTGGTTTAAGTGGTTTAGATTAAAACGGAATTTCGTCATCATCATCTTGCGCTTGGTAGGCGTTAGATTTTGCTTGATTGTGTGCGTTTTGTGGTGGCGTAGGGCGTGTCGGTGCTTGAGTTTGCGCTTGCGGTGCTTGTTGCTTTGTTGGAGCTACGGCACTAATCCAGTTACCTGTTTTGCCGTTCATGTCCCAGATTTTAACCTTAACGGCCATTGCTTTACCGACAAGTGCAGTCATTAAGTCGCTGTCGTCAGGTGCATCGTTTAGCTTAGCAAGTTTACCGCCTGCGTTAGCGTCAATAGCTGCAAGCATACGCTTGGCATTGTCGCCCTGTTTAGCGTTAAACACTTTTACTTTTTGAAAAATCACACGGTTAGCAAACTCAGCAGGGCGCATAACACGCCATTTTAAGTTGATGTAGCTTTCACCATCATACTCTGACCATTTAGCCTCCTCAATCGCACCAACTAGGGCGGTATTGTCGGGGATTGGTTTAATATCACCGCCACCTGACTCGAAAGTTGTTGTTAATTCTACGGCAGAGCCGTCTTGTGTTTGCCAAAATGACATGATGTTTCTCCTAGCCCTTTCGGGCTGTTGTTGTAAAAAATAAAGGGTTATTGTTGGCTGTAAAAAGGTATTAAAGCAATTAAAGGATTTTCGCCTTTGTTTACTTCAATCTCATCGGGTAGTGCATAACGGTTTTTAGCGTCAATATAACCAATAGTGCCATCGCTGCTAGTAATCAAAACGCGCTCGCCAGTATTAGTTACGCGCCCAAACTTGGTTGTTTGGCCTTTTTTGTTCTCCTCGCCACCAATAACAAAATCACGCGCTTTTAAGTACGCAACAATATCGCTAGAGCTGACATAAATGGCGCGTGAACGCTCGTGCATATCAAGAGAGTAAGCCACATACTCACCCGACTCAGGACGGTTTTTCATTTTAACAATGCCAGTGTGGGCAAGGAACACCACACTAATGCCGCGCTTGCGTAGATGCTCGCAAGCACTGCGTAATTTAGCGTGCATACCTGCAACCACTAAATAACCCTTGTTATAGCCTCCTGCCGCTTCGCCAATATTGCTTACGCCCTTGTCGTCAAACTCTACAACTTCGGCCTCAAACAAGGCATTAAGCGCGGTTACTGTGTCGATTACCACAGTTTTAAAATCGTGTTGAGCCGTAATCAATTCGCGTAATTGCTCTAAAATCACTTCGCTAGGCTTAACGCCTTTTTTAGCATTGGGCAATGGCAATTGTGGGAAAAAGGCAGGTTGTAAGTCTTCTGGCATTGTCTCAAAAACGCTAGTCGCATTCTCAGCTTGTATAAATATTGGGTTAGTAAACAGGCCAGCTAGGCTTGACTTGCCGCTACCTGCGAAGCCTACCAATGTGATAACGGGGGCTTGCGGTGTGGCTTTTTTGACTTGTTCTAAAAATGACATTTTGTGTTGCTCCGATTGGATTTTAGGGTTATCAAGTGGGCCATTGGCCGCCTTGATGAGTAGTAATATAAGCCCTATTTTTGGCTTTGTATATAGTAAAATGCGTATAAGATGAAAAAAAATACAAGCAAGCTGCAAATACTTGCTATATTATACAGGACATACAAACCAACAGCGAGGCCAAAAAATGAGACTTTTAACTATTTCTGAGATTAGCGCACGATTGCAAGACAGACGCTTAGATGTTGTTGCAAATGCCACTGGCTTGTCTAGTCGAACCGTTTTCACTTTTAAAGCTGGCAATGCCAAAGGCGCAAACATCACGACAATTGAAAAGCTATCCGCATATCTTTTAAAAGATTGCGATTGTGAAAAGGACAATAACAATGATTAGCGAATTATACGACTATATAGATGCAGGCTTTCGGGTGTTTGGCTTGCATGGCGTGACAAACGGGCATTGTAACTGTGGTAATGCCGAGTGTGATGCTATTTTAAAACATCCCGTTATGAGCAACTGGCAGAACGTGCCGCATTGGTCTGACGAACAGATAGAATGCTTTGATGATATGGGGCATTTTAATACTGGCTTTGGTGTCATTGTGCGCGATTACCTTATTGTCGATGTTGATGCGCGTAATGGCGGTGTACAGTCGTTTAAGAAGTTATGCAAAGATGTGCCAATCGTTTTAGATTGCGCGTTTATCGTCAATACGGGGAGCGGTGGCGGTAGTCAGCATTATTATTTTAAGTTGAGTGATGATGATAAAAAACTGTCTTTGATGCAAAAACTAGAAAAATACAAGGGCATTGATTTTAAGTCTAGCGGGTTTGTTGTCGGTTCAGGTTCGCTACACGCGAGCGGCTCAAATTATGAGACGTGCAAAGGTTATCCGCAAGATGTGGGCTTTGCTCCTGTTGAGTTGTTGACGTTATTAACGCGCCAAGCCTCTTTTCGTGTCAGCAATCAAGGAATGGATTTAGACATCGACGAACATCACATTGCAGCTCTGTTAAGCCATTGTAATCCTGATTGCGACTATGCTGAATGGGTTAGCATTGGTATGGCCGTCCACCACTGTTTTAGCGGTGGTGGCTTTGATTTGTGGGACTCTTGGAGCGCAACTGGTGCAAAGTACGGCGGTTCAGGTGTATTACAAAAACACTGGCACTCATTCGGTAAAACATCTACGCCTGTTGGCTATGGCACATTGTTACATTATGCGAAAGAAGGCGGTTATTGTGAGCCTATCACTTTTGTTTATGACGGCAGTTTAGGCTCTATTGATGATGTGAATGATTCTGTTGTTGCTGATAATGTGAATGTTGACAGTGTAAAGAGTCAAGACAAAGTAATTAAGCACTTACTTGATGAGCCTGTTGACGTGCGCCGTCCTCCTGATTTTGTGGGGGAGTTGACCCAATGGATAAATGACCAGTGCCTTTATCCGCGTGAGAATTTAGCAGTAGCGGCGGCATTGTGCGCGGTGAGTAGTTTGTCGGGTATGCGTTATGTTGATGGCTTGGATAACATGAGCGCGAATATAATCGCGTTTGGCGTGGCAGGTAGTGGAACGGGTAAAGAGCAGATTCTACAATCCTATTTATCAATCATTAAGACGGCAGGTGTGCAGGCGGCATTGCATGGCGGGTTTAAGTCTGAACAAGAAGTCATGCGTAACTTAATACGTCATCAAGCAGCGTTTTATTGCATTGATGAATTGGGTATCACGCTTTCAAAGCTGCAAAATGCGTCTAAAAAAGGCGGGGCTAGTTACTTGGAGGGAATTGTCGGTTTAGTGATGAGCGTTTATTCAAAAGCTAACGGTTATTTGCCGATAACTGGCGACTTGAAAGACGATATAAAACAAAAACTCATTATTGAATACGCACAGGTCGAGAAAAAACTGGAAAAACTGGCTGAGGACAGCAGCACTGAAACGATGCGTGCAAAGTTAGCAGAAGCTAAAGAGCAAATAATGCTAGCGATAAAGAGTGTGGATGACGGCTTAGAAAATCCATATTTGACAGTTTTAGGGTTTACCACGCCCGTTACGTTTAACGATTTAATGACGTTTGAGCAAGCAACTAATGGATTCATGGCGCGGGCAATGATTTTTAGTGATTTAGAGACTAATCCGAAGCGTAAACCTCGCTTCACTAAAAAGACAATGAGTGAGTCAATGGCTAACAGCTTGCAGAATCTCTACTCACATGGCCATTTTGACATGATGGCATCGGCCAATGAGCGTGTGCAGCATTTAGGCGAAAAGTCAGTTATTCCCACTGAACCCGTGGCGTGTGATTTGCTTAATGAAGTGTACGAGCGTTTTTATCAGTTAGCAGAGCATCACAAGGCCACAACGGGGCTAGAAGCCATAGCGCGGAGAGGATATGAGTTAGCGTCCAAGATTAGCCTTGTATGCGCCTTGCCGAGCGGTTTACGCACGCCTGAACACGTTCGCTACGGCTATGCTTTAGCGATGCGCGATGTTGAGCAGAAAATAAAGCTGGCTTACAGCACAGACAACAAAGAATCGACCGATGGTTTAGCGGCTAAAGTGCTTTCAATTGTCGATAAAGAGCATGGCGAGACTTTGGGCGTTATCTGTAATCGCTTGCGCGGTACACCAAAGCCACAAATTGAGGCGTTACTTGTGCAAATGACAGACAAGAAAATGATAAAAGCGGCTGAGTGCGTCAACGCACATACCAAAAAAAGTTACTTTAGGTATTTTGCGATGTAGCAAAATATTTCTGTGGATAACTTTTTTTAAGCCAAGCCTAAAAACTTGGCTTTTTTTACGCCTTGCACTTATTTTGTATGTTTTTTAACCATCTTTTTATGTTTTCGATGGATGAATAGTAATGGATAGTGAACGGATAGTAAGAAAAAAAACACAAAAATAATATTAAAATCAATCACTTGCATGGATAAATAGTTAAATAGTTAAATAGTGCTATATATACATAAATATATACATAAAAAACCACCTGAATATCACTGTATAAAAAATAATCAAAACTAATAAAATACACTTGTATATACATCTGTATATATACCTCTTTTTATATAAAATCAAAACAGTATCTATATACTATTTATCTATTTAACTATTTAACTCTATAACCATTGGTATATATAGAAACTTGAATAGTAAACTCTTACTATTCATTACTATTCATTCATTAACTCTAAATTGTACATTTTTTATACTTTTAAGCCTAAATTGACAGATTGGGTGGTTATCGGACTTAAACGTGAGTTGGGCATACATAAGCCTGTGCGATATTCTGATATTACTACCGTTCGTCGGGTGAATAAAAAAGATTCATTAAGCCTATTGCGTTATCATACGTAAGATATATAATAAACTCATCAAGACGGGGAATAGTTCCCTAGTCTAAAAAAGGTGAATGATTATGAAAACTTCTACAATGACTCAAATCCGCAACTGCCGCAAAAACACAATCGGTTTTTTACACATCTCTGACATTGCAAAGATTCACGAATTAACTGGTTTTGATGCTAACGGCAAAAGCTTTTACGAAGTTTGTGATGGTGTTTTGTCTTTGTACGCTGCAAAAGTTGCAAGCAACAAAGAAGCAAGCGCAGCATTTGAAATTATTGCAGCAGAAAACTCAAACTTTCGTACTGAGCAATTCCGTGATGATGGTTACGGCAACATCTTAAAATATAGCGTTGAGCATTCGGGTTATTTGTTTCACAGCAAAGGCGGTAAAAAGTCTTTGAAAGAATTGATTGCAGCGAATGGTGAGTATATTGACTAAGCGTAGCGAGTCACAGAAGAAGGCTGATAAAGCCTTCTCCGCAAAAAAGGTAAGGCTAGAGGTTGTTTTTAATCCCGACAATGCCGACGACGCAAAACGCATTGCAAAACTAGCGGCCATGACTGATAAGTCGAGAGCAGTTAAAGAATGGCTGGACAGTTTAGATAACTGACTATGCCTAACTACACAGCTAAGGGGTGCGAACCCACAACGATATAAGCAGAACACAGGAATAAACGACATGAGCCAAGACACAGAAAGCGGACGGGTGAGCATCCCACTTCAGCGAGAGTTAGAAGCGTTGTTGCTTGACGATAAATTGACACAAGAACAACGCTCAAGAATGAAATGGGATTACATTGTAGAGAAAAACGATAGGCTTTCTTTAGAGAACCAAGCTTTGAGGTTGTGGATTGGTAGTTTATTAGCGGCTGACGGTTTTGATAACGGCTGTTACGATTCGCAAAATCTAAGAATTGCGCGAGATAAGCTAAAAGAAATTTTAGCTAACCCGATAAGATTCTAACTATTATGAGAGGATGGGAAAATTTAACAAGTGGCACTCTATGCCTACTTTTCGCTATGATTTTTTGGGACTCAAATAGTTTAAATGGTTATTTGAGCAAGATAAATTTGTTTTTAGGTTTAGCAAATATTGTCTGCTTTGTTGATAGGCGTACAAGCATCTAACTACCAAGCAGTAAGGCGCAAGCACCAACAAACTACGATTAGCGAGGATTGTATATGACAGAGAATGCTACACAAGCTGCTGAGTGCTTGTCGCGCTTGACTGCTGAGTTAGAAGCGTTTGGGTGGAAAACAATAGATTCTTGTCCAAGAAAGAGACGTGTCTTAGTTTGGACTGGCGAAAATGTTTACTGCGGTGAATGGGTTCAAAACTATCTAACTGGCGATGAAGCATTTGCTGTTGCTGACTTAGAAGACGGGCTGAGAGCTTTGGTGTATCCAACGCACTGGCAAGACGCACCAAGAACGCATGAGTTTGTTTTAGATACATTAGTTTGCCACGATTTTGGCGAACCTAAAGGGCAGTGCGCTATTTGTGGCGGATATTGCAACAAGCTCTAACTACCAACGCATAAGCCGCAAATACCCTTAGCGGCTTTAAACACACGCAATAATCGGCTGGGTATTTGTCGGTTTGATGCAGAGTTAGGCAATTTTTAACGATGAATAAACAGAGGTGGTTATATGTGGCCTTTTGGTACAAAAAAACGGCTTGAAGAACTCGAAGCAAAAATAGAACGCTTTAAAATTATGCTTGAAGAAGATAATCGCTATCTTCATCACGACAAAACATCAAGGGCATTAACAGAGCGGTATCTTGATGCTTTAAATGACGACTGGGCTGGCAAAAGACATACTGATATTGTTGTATTGCGTGAAAGACTGGGGCTTACGCCTAATTACAAGCGTGATGCCTAACTAAATAGCTAATTCGTAAAACCCCTAGTTTTTGGCTGTTTACCGTATAAAAAATACGGTAAAACATCGAAAAGTGCGTATTTGGGGTTTTATCGAGTTGAGCGGAGAGTTAGGCATATTTTAGCGATGAATTGGAGATGATGAAATGTCTGAATTTATTACGGCTGATGCGTTAATAAAATTGGGTTATAAGAAAGTAGGAAATTGGTACTTTCACTCAGGCGGAAAAATAAGCGTAAACCTACTTTCTAATACAATACGCAGCACTAAGCCTGATTTTGTTATAGAGCGGAAAGATAACAATTTTGATATAGGTTTAATAAATAGCCTTTCTGATGTGATTATTAAACTTAATGCCTAACTACCAACGCATAAGCCGTAACCACTCTACCACGGCTTTTAGATTACATAATGACTGATTGGGTGGTTATCGGTTTGATGCAGAGTTAGGCACTTTTAGCGATGAATTTTTAAACGTGAGGTGAATGATGTTTATTAAACAATTTACTTATGTTGTTGAGCATAAAATTTACGAAAAAGGGGACATTGTGACAGCAATGAGCAAAAGACACTCTTTAGATGTTGGAAAACAGTACATCGTAACAGAGTGCTTTGAGCCAAAATACGAAGGCGATGTAGTTACAGTTTTTGTTGAGGGAAGAAAAACAGGCGTTGATGGTTATGGTTTAATACTTTTTTCTGAATATGAAAAAGCATTAACTGACATAGATGCCTAACTAAGTGCGTAACGCGCCAGCCACAAGTGTTAATTACATAACAGGCTGGCGACTGGTCGCGTTGACGTAGAGTTAGAAGCGTAGGAGCTATAGCGATGAGTAAAAAGTATAAGCGCACAACAGAGCTAAACGACAAACAAAGCCCGTCTACAGGAAGTTGCACTGCATTTTATGGAAAAAGCCCTTGGAAAGGATTCAAAAGCCCGTATATGTTTTTTGAGGTTGCTGACTGCGGCAGTAAAATAAGGCTACACAACTCTCAAATTGATAGCCGAAAGTCGTTTATCGAAAAAATTAAACGGCTTAGAAATGAGTTGGACAGGTTTATTGTTTTTTTGGATGACGTATAAGCGTCTAACTACCAACGCATAAGGCGCAAGCACCACAACGATAATAGACCTGCATAAGCGACTGGGTGCTTGTCGCACTTAATGCAGAGTTAGACACTGGAAGGCGAAGATGAATCTAATGCTTGGCGATTGTTTAGAGCGTATGAAAGAGATACCTGACGGCAGTGTTGATTTGATTTTAGCTGACCCGCCTTATTACATATCTAAGAAATCTAACTTTTCTAAAGGTGGAGGAAATTCAGATAAATATGGTTCAATAAGCATAGATTTTGGGGAATGGGATAAGGGTGATGGTATAGATTTTAATTTACTATTCACAGAATTTAAAAGAGTATTAAAAATAAATGGTACTATAATTATGTTTTTTGATATATTCAAGATGGAAAGTATAAAAAATATAGCCGATAAATTGAAATTTAAACAACCGAGAATAGGATTTTGGAACAAAACAAATACCGTTCCGATAAATTCTAATATAAATTATCTGTCTAATTGTAGAGAATATTTTATTTCATTTTGCAAGGGGAAGAAAGGTACGTTTAATTCAAAATATGACAAAGGCGTGTATGATTACGCTATAGTTGGTGGGAAAGAAAGGACTAAACATCCAACACAAAAACCAATAGGTTTAATGAGTGATTTAATTATTACAAATAGCAACGAAGGAGACTTAGTTTTAGATTGTTTTATGGGAAGTGGCACTACGGGTGTAGCTGCAAAAAACCTTAATCGTAAATTTATCGGCATTGAAAAAGATGCAGGGTATTTTGAGATTGCTAAACAAAGGCTTGGTGTCTAACTCGTTTTAGACCCCATATTGACGTATAACTACGCTTTGTGATGAATGTTATACGTCAACTTACATTAAGAGATATGTTATGAAAGGTTCACATTTAGAACGAATTGAGTCCTTGCCCGATGTATTTATGCTTGCTAGTCTAGTTGCATTTAAGTATGTGCAGGACATTAGTGAGCCAAACGAAACAAATTTTAAGGTAAGCATGGCAGGTGGTCACTATACATTTGG